ATGTTTTTCAGGTCGCAAAATATATCTAGGCACAACAAATTTACAGTATTTACATTTGCGCTATATTAGTAGTGCGGCATTTTGCAAAAACCTAGTCAAAATGCGGTATTATACCACATATTTACATTTACGCTATTGTAAATAAATACATTTACAGTTCCTATGCCACTCATCACCAGAAAAGAAGCCGCAGAGCAGATGGGAGTTACAATCCAAGCTGTTTACATGGCTATAAAACAAGGAAGATTGACTGCTATAACTGATAATCAAGGAAAGGTAGTTATAAATTCAGATACGATGTATGACGAGTGGACAGGAAAGTCTGCTTTTAGAAAGATGAAAAATATACAGGCATCAACAATAGAGAAACCTGTAACAAAAAGGAAAATATCTCAGACAAATGAGTCAATACCTGAGTATGAAGAGAGTAAAGCAAGAACAGAACATTTAAAAGCAGAGCTATTAGAACTAGAAAGACAACAAAAGGAACAAAGTTTAGTACCAGTAGAGGAAGTAAATTTAAAATGGCAATCTATTATTACAAATACTAGAAATAAAATGTTAGGTGTTGCATCAAAGGCACAACAACGATTGCCCGATTTGGATGTAAGCGCTGTTAATTGTATAGATGACATTGTACGAGAAGCATTAGAGGAATTATCTGCTGCATGACAAGCATTTTTGACTTAGAAAAAAAAGCATATGAAGCATTCAAGCCACCAAAAAAACTAAGCCTTAGTGATTGGGCTGATGAGTATGCAAGGTTAAGCGTAGAAAGTTCAGCGGAGGGTGGAAGATGGCGTACGCTGCCATATCAAAAAGGAATTATGGATGCTATAACAGATCCTCATATAGAACAAATATCTGTAATGAAATCAGCAAGGGTTGGATATACAAAAATCCTTAATCATATTATTGGCTATCACATACAAAATGATCCTTGTCCAATGATGCTAGTATTTCCAACCCTGGATGATTGTCAGTCTTACAGTAAGGACGAGCTTTCCCCCATGTTGAGAGATACCCCTTGCTTACAAGGTACAGTAAGTGATCCTAAAGCTAAAGATGGTAATAACACGTTATTAAAGAAAAACTTTGCAGGCGGCACATTGTCATTAGTAGGTGCTAATTCACCAAGAGGATTTCGTATGGTCTCACGCCGTATAGTCATGTTCGATGAGACAGATGGTTATCCACCCTCGGCCGGAACTGAGGGTGATCAAATAAAGCTTGGAATAAAACGTACTGAATTTTTTAGTAATAGAAAAATAATTGCTGGTTCTACTCCAACAGTAAAAGATTTTAGTCGTATAGAAAAATTATTTAATCAGACAGACCAACGCCGTTATTATGTGCCTTGTCCAATTTGTAGTCATATGCAGTATTTAAAATGGCCTAATTTTGAATGTTTTAATGATGATCCAGCTACAACAATATATAAATGTGAAAAATGCAATGGTCATATCCCACCTAATAAAAAACGATGGATGATTGAGAGAGGTGAATGGAGAGCTACTGCTCCATATAATGGCAAACATGTAGGATTTCATATTTGGGCAGCATATTCATATTCACCTAATGCAACATGGCCTAATTTAATGGAAGAATATCTTGAATGTAAAAAAGATCAAGAACAACTTAAGACGTTTATCAACATAACCTGTGGAGAAGTCTATGAAGATGAATACCATACAAAGGCAAGTGCAGATGGTTTAGCAAAACGTGCAGCAGAGGAGACATACAAAGAAGGCATCCCACCAAAAGAAGTTTTGATATTAACTCTTGGAATTGACGTACAAGATGACAGGTTAAGTATGTCAGTTATAGGTTTTGGTCGAAATGAGGAGATGTATTTAGTTGATAGGAAGGTTATTTATGGATCACCAGCAAGAGCAGATTTATGGGCGCAGCTTGATGAGGTACTGCAAGGTAAATATACAAATGAAGAAGGTAATGAGTTAAAAATTGATACAGCAGCAATCGATACCGGAGGTCACTACACTCAGGAAACTTATCAATACGTTAGAGAAAGAGAACAACTAGGACTTATAGGTATAAAAGGTATGGGTCAAAAAGGTAAACCACCATTAGGAAAAATTTCTAAGGTTGATATTAATTACAGGGGTAAAGTTCTTAAGAGAGGACTAAGTTTATATCCTGTTGGTGTAGATGTTATAAAAACAACTTTGCATAATAAGTTAAAAGATGCTGAAGTAGGGCATGGTTATATACATTTTTATCCGACCACAACAAATACATACTTTGAAGAGTTAACAGCAGAAAGACAAATATTAGTTTATAAGAATGGCTATCAAGAAAGAGTATGGAAAAAGAAAAACAATCAACCTAATGAGGCATTAGATGAAATGGTGTATGCATATGCGAGTTTTCAGCGTTTATTGCAAAAATATGACAGAAAAACAATATATGACCAGTTTGCAAAAAGATTTGAAGAAAAAAAGCCTATAAAGGAGGCTAAGATAGACTTAAATCGTACTAATTCGCCTAAAAAGGCTAATTTTGTCGCTAATTGGTAACTAAAAGCATGACTTTTCCAGCAGAAATTAGAGCAGGTGACCTCATTCAATGGAGGTTAGCTGCTACTCAAGATGTATTTGGTAATAGTATCAGCAGTCCAGATTGGTCTGTTATTTATTATTTAAGAACAAATACTGGCCCTCTTGGTGCAACAATAAGTAGTACAGCTTTTAACGATGGATTTCAATTTTCAATAGCTAGTAATGTATCCTCCACATTCGCAACAGGTAATTGGTTTTATCAAGCTATAGCTAATAAATCTGGCGCTGAGAAACAAACAATAGCTACTGGAGCATTTAAAGTTTTAGAATCCTTAGAATTTTCAGGAACAGCTACTAATTATGACGGCAGAACACAAATTGAAAAAGATTTAGAAATTATACAAACTGCGATAAGAAATATAATCAATGGTGGTGCAATACAAGAATATAAAATTGGTACAAGAACAGCAAAAAAATATGAATTATCAGAGCTAATAATGTTAGAAAGCAGATATAAAGCAGAATTAATTAGAGAAAAACAAGCTGAACTCATTGCTAACGGTCTTGGTAACCCAAGAGCAACATTTGTTCGTTTTAATGGAGCATACTAATGGGAATTAGATCTAACATTACAAATGCAGTAAAAAAAGTATTAGGTTTTGGAGAAAAAGCTAATCCTTTAAAAAATTTACGAGCATATCAAGGTGCATTAGTTTCTAGGCTCACATCAGATTGGATGGCAAGTCAGCTTAGTGCTGATGCTGAAATTAGAAACAGTCTTAGAAAGCTTAGAGATAGATCAAGAGAGTTAGTTAGAAATAATCCATATGCTAGACAGGCAAAAAGAACAACACAGATTAATATGGTTGGAACTGGTATGAAGTTTCAATCAAGGGTTACAGGTATTAGAAGTAATAAAAGAGATCAAAGAGTAAATAGTCTTATAGAACAAAAATGGGCTGAGTGGTCATCACCTAATAGTTGTGACTGTGCTGGTAGATATGGATTTCATGAATTTGAATGGTTAGCTGCTGGAGCTTTATGCGAATCTGGTGAAGCTATTTTTAGAATAGTAAGACAACAATTTGGAGATTCAAAAGTACCTCTTGCTTTACAGCTAATAGAGTCAGATATGTTAGATGAGGAATATACAGGTAAAACATTAAGTGTAAAAAATGAATGGCGCAATGGTGTCGAATGTAACGAATGGGGGAAAGCTGTTAGATATGCAATTCTTACTAAACACCCTGGTGACGCTTATTATCTTGATTACTCAAATAACCAGAAATTACATGTATTTATAAATGCAGATGACATAATACATTTATTTCTGCCAGAAAGACCAGGTCAAAATAGAGGTGTGCCTTGGTTTCATAGTGTGATGGCAGATATGCACCAATTACAGGGATATGAAGAGGCCGCAGTAATTAGAGCCAGGGCAGGCGCGAGCATAATGGGCTTTGTCGAAAACGATCAAGGTGAGCTTATTGGCGATGAGGTTTCTAATGGTCAGAGAATACAATCATTTGAACCTGGTACATTTAGATACTTGATGCCAAATGAAAAAGTTACAATTCCAGATATAGATTATCCATCTCAGCAGTATGAGATGTTTGTTAAAAACAAAATTAGGCGTTTCGCGACCGGAATTGGATGTAGTTTTGAAACTATCTCGAAAGATTTCAGCGAAACTAACTATTCAAGTTCAAGGTTAAGTCTTTTAGAAGACAGAGAGCATTGGAAGTTTTGTCAAAAATATTTAATTAATAATTTGCATCTAAGAGTATTTAAAGAATGGATGAAGTTAGCTGTTTTAGTAGGAGAATTAGATTTTGATGATTATGCGGCAAGACCAGAAAGATATATAAAACCGAGGTGGACTCCACCGGCGCAACATTACGTTGATCCTTTGAAGGAGGTAAGAGCGTTTAGAGAGGCAGAGCAGGCTGGTTATATGAGTAAAGCGCAAGTAATAGCAGCTACAAATGGTGGTGATTATGACGATATTATTTCAGAAATATCAAGAGAACAAGAAGTGGCTAAAGACTTAGGCGTTACATTAGATAAAGATCTTGATCTTGAAGTTGAAATGGGTCAATTAGAGCTTGACTTGTCTTCTAATCAACCAACAACTCCAAGAATTGCACCAATTAGATCTAAACGAACACGAAAAAAGACTAAGTAATTATGGCAAATGTAAGCGGAACTGAGATTAATCTCAAACCTACAGATGGGATGAAGACGGAAGCACAAAGATATAAAGATTGGAAAAAAGAAGGTAGAGCAGGTGGCACACAAGTTGCAGCAGTTAGAGCGACTCAAATATTAAGTGGCTCAGAGCTTTCACCAGATGTCACCTTGCGTATGTTTAGTTTTTTCAGCAGGCATGAGGTTGACAAAAAAGCAGAGGGTTTTAGAAAAGGAGAAAAAGGGTATCCGTCAAAAGGCAGAGTCGCATGGGCTGCCTGGGGAGGTGACGCGGGCTTTAGTTGGAGTAGAGGAAAAGCAGCAGCTATTAAGAAAGCAAGAGAAAGAGCAGAAGTCATAGAAATGGCAAGGCCATATCCAAATGAGCATGCAGCAACAATAGTAGATTCAAGCCAATTTGATACATTTAGAAGGTCAAATGATGAAAGAGGAGAGGGTATAGACTATATTTTTGGTATAAAGGATAATGAAGAGGGAGCAGAGCTTCAATCTATTAGATTTAGGCTTACTCAGTATTCATCATCTCAGGCTTTAAATTGGCTCGAAGAAAATGAATTTGATCCAATTAAATTTGAACCAGCCACCAATGAAAAAACTATGACTGAAGAAATTCAAAAAGTAGAAAGAGCAGAGCCAGATGCTTTAAAAACAGGCGATTTTGTATCTTGGAATGCTAGCGGAGGTCGAGCTAGAGGGAAGATTACAAGAATTGTTAGAGATGGCAAGATTGATGTTCCTAGTAGTTCTTTTGTAATTAATGGAACACCAGAAGATCCTGCTGCTTTAATACAAGTTTATAGAAATGGCGAATCAACAGATATATTTGCTGGTCATCGTTTTTCTGCCTTAACAAAAATATCTGACATTAGATCTATTGAAGCTGGTGATAGCTTTGAGAGAAAAGAAGTAACAGATTTTAAAAATGTTAAAGCAAGAACATTTGAGTTTCCTTTTTCTTCGGAATTCCCAGTTAAGCGTTATTTCGGTAACGAAATATTAAGTCATGAGGAAGGTGCTGCTGACTTAGCAAGACTAAATGATGGAGGCATAGTTCTCTTTAATCATGACATGAATAAACCAATTGGCGTAGTAGAGTCAGCAAGGATTGACTCAGAAACCAAGCGAGGTTATGCAAAAATTCGTTTTTCAAGAAATAAGCTTGCAACTGAGGTCTTACAAGATGTTTCTGATGGAGTGATAAGAGGTGTATCTTTTGGGTACTCAATAGATGATATTGATGAAACTGAAGATGGTATGCTTGCACGAAGCTGGAGTGTACACGAATTATCGGTTGTAACCGTCCCGGCAGATCCCACGATTGGCTTCGGAAGAAGCTTGATTGCACCCTCTCAAGGTAATAGTATTACTATGGAAGATAAGTCACCTAATCAGGAGATCAATTCTGCGGATGATTCCGCATCACCCTCTGTTCGCACTATGGAAGAACCTATTAAAGAAACTCAGGTTGAAGCGGAGAAATCCGTTGAAATCGACATCAAAGCCGAAGTTCAACGTGCTATTGATGACAACAATGCTCGTACAGCATCTATAACTTCACTTTGTCGTGAGTTTAGCCAGTATGGAGCAGAAGAAATTGCTGAAACTTTAATCAAAGGCAACAAATCTGTTGTTGAGGCTAGAGCAGCAATTCTTGATCTTGTGAAAAACAAGGCAGAAGTAAACAACACCCCTATTCGTTCTACAGACATGACATCTAATGAAGTCGGCTTAGATAAGAAAGAAGTTAAGAAATTTTCTTTCTTAAGAGCATTAAATGCACTAGCAAATCCAAATGACAGATCAGCACAAGAAGCTGCTGCATTTGAAAGAGAAGTTTCAGATGAAGCATCTAAGCGTTATGACAAGCCAGCAAATGGTATCTTAGTTCCAAACGAAGTTTTACAAAGAGACTTAAATGTTGGTACTGCAACTGCGGGTGGAAACTTAGTTCCGACTGAATTATTGTCAGGTTCATTTATAGACATTCTTCGTAAGAGAATGGCTGTTATGGCTGCGAATCCTACTATGTTGACTGGATTATCAGGAAATATCGCAATCCCCAGGATGACTCAGAGTGCAACTGGATTTTTTGTTGGAGAAGGATCTGAGCCTACCGAGAGTCAACAGGCGTTTGACCAGGTCAACATGACTCCAAAGACAGTAGGAGGAGTGGTTGAATTTACTAGAAGATTATTACTTCAGTCATCTATAGATGTAGAATCTATGATTAGAGATGATATAGCTCGAGTAATTGCTACAAAGCTAGACAACGCAGCTATTTATGGTACTGGTTCTTCAAACCAACCTTTAGGTATTAAAGATACAACAGGTGTAGGTACACAATCACTTTCTACTTTCGGTACATTCGCTGAATATATTGGAATGGAAACAGATGTTGCCGCAGCAAACGCAGATGTAGCAAATATGTTCTACATCATTAATGCTTCTGCTAGAGGTGCGTTAAAGAGTACAGAGGTTGCCTCAAACACAGGTAAGTTTGTATTTGAGAACAATGAAATTAATGGCTATCCAGTTATTGTTTCAAATCAGCTTGTTAATAACGATGCTTTGTTTGGAGACTTTAGTCAGTTCTGCATTGGTATGTGGAGTGGTTTAGATCTAACAGTAGATACAATCACAAAAGCAGGTAGTGGCACAGTTAAGATTGTGGCTTTACAAGATGTAGATTTTGCTATTAAGCAACCAACTGCTTTCTGTTTCGCAACATAATATGAAAGTTGAGTTAATAAGATCAACAATGATAGCTGGCACTCCTACGAGTGTCGGCTCTTCTATAGAAGTAGAAGATAATGTTGCTCGTATGCTTATTCTTAGTGGCAAGGCAATCGAATATGTAGAGAAGCCAAAGCCTAAACCAAAGAAAAAACCTACCCCTAAAAAAGAGGAGACTTAAAGTGGCTATTATTCAACAAAATTTAGAAAAGCTAGATATTACAGCAGCAGTAGCTTCTGCCTCTGTAACAGCAACAGCTACATCAAGTGCTATTGATTTAAAAGAATTTGATGGAGATGTTCTGCTAGTCCTTAACTGTGCTGCGGGTACAGGCTCATCACCGACTTTAGATATTAAAGTTCAAGATTCTGATACATCAGGTGGAACTTATGGAGACTTGTCTGGTGCTACGTTTACTCAAGTAACGACATCAGCATCAGCACAAACTCTTGAGGTAAACAAAGATGAGTGCAAGAGATTTATTAAAATTGTACAAACAGTTGGTGGTTCATCACCTGTTTTTGTATATGGAATCTCACTTATTGCAGCTAAAAAATACGGTTAAAAATATAGCCCCATTATGGGGCTTCTTCTTATGGCATTTACTGAAGATTTAAATACTTTTTTTATTGATTTTTCAGATACCGTTTTTTTTAATGGTGATTTTTATAAAGGTATTTTAGAAGAGCCTGATGAAATAGTTGCAGACGATAGAATTTTAACAACCGATTATCAATTGACAGCTAAATCAAGTGATTTTTCTAATTTAGTTTTTGATGATGATATTAAAGTAAATAATATTGCATATAAAGTAAGAAGTACAAAAAAAATTGATGATGGTAGTTTATGTATTATTTCTTTAATGAAGGTATAAAATGACAAGCAAAAGAGAGCAAATATTAGCAAAAATAAAAACAAATTTAACAGGCACAACTGGAGTAGGAACTCGTATATATAGAAGCCGCGTAGAACCAATTACAAGAGGTGAGACACCAAGTCTTGTCGTTGAGTTTGTATCAGATCAACCATCAGTAGATAGTACATATGAAAAATTAAATTGGACATTGACTGTAAGAATTGTAGTAATAGTTAGATCATCAAATCCATATACTGCCGCTGATCCAACAATTGAAAGTTTGCATACTAAAATTGTTAGTGATGCTAGCTTAGGTGGTCTTTCCATAGATGTGCGACCATCGACAGTTACCTTTGAGGCTATTGAAGCAGATCAACCCGCAGGCGTTGTATTTTGTGATTTTGAAATAGATTACAGATCAAGTTATGATGACTTATCACAATGAATAAACAAAATTGTGACCCTAACAACCCTTATTGTTTATTATGGAAAATGAAAATCCAACTGAGGGCGGTACTTACCTACTAGACCCCAAAACTGGCAAGAAAAAGCTAGTACAACAAACAAAAAACGCAGAACCCCTTACTGAGGTAAAAAAAGATGGCACTACTGACAAGAAAGAGAGTAATTCTGATTGAGGCAGAATCGAGCTATGGATCAGATCCAGGTATAGTTGCTGCTGATGCTGTTCTTGTAAGAGATTTAACTATAACGCCACAATCAAGTGATGTTGTAAGTAGAGATGTTGTTAGACCTTTCTTAGGTGCGTTTCAACAGCTTTTAGCTAATACTAATGTAGAGGTAACTTTCAGCGTAGAGCTTGCAGGAAGTGGAGTAGCCGGGACTGCACCCAGATATGGAGATGCCCTTAAAGCCTGCGGGTTTTCAGAGGTAGTAAGTAGTGGTGCAAGCGTTACATACGCCCCTGTTTCAACAGGATTTTCTTCTATAACTATTCACTACAATACAGATGGTGTTAGGCATAAAGTTGTTGGAGCAAGAGGTAGCTTTGTAATCAATGGAACAGTAGGTGAAATTCCAACTATAGAGTTTACTTTTCAAGGTATATATATTCCTCCGACAGACACAGCTTTGCCTACTGTTACTTATGGAGATCAAGCAACACCTCTTATATTTAAGCAAGGGAATACAACTGGTTTTCAGTTGTTGTCTCACTCAGGAGCCTTACAGTCTATTTCAATGGATATAGGCAATGAGTTGGTTTATCGTGAATTAGTTGGTGGTACACAAGAAACACTTTTGACAAATAGAAATATTACAGGTTCAGTATCCATAGAGGCTATAGCACTTGCTACAAAAGATTATTTTGCGGCTGCACTTGCTGAAACAACAGGGAATCTTACTTTCTTACATGGAACAACTGCGGGAAACAAAGTAACAGTATCATCTACAAAAGCTGATATTGGTGATGTTGCTTATGGAGAACAGGACGGAATACAAATGTTAGAAATTCCTTATACATTAGTTCCAACTAGCCAGAATGATGAGGTTTCGATAACTTTTACATAAATACTTACTAAGTATTGACTACTGGGGTAGAGTGTAAAAGTATATTTATTTTTACACTTTATGCCTTTTATAAGAAAAAAGAACAAAACATTTAAATGGCCTGTAATTGTTCGTGAGCCTAGTGAAAATGATGCAGGGGTTTTTGAGGAAAGTGAGTTTATTGCTATTTTTAAAAGATTAAAAGTTAGTGAATATCAAAAAGCTGCTGATACCAAAACAGAATTTGAGATGTTAAAAATGATGTTAGTCGGTTGGGAAAATATGAAAGAAGAAAGTGGAGAAGATATTCCATTCACCAACCAAAATCTTAAAGATTTGATGGAGGATTCTTATTGGTTAAAAGCAGTTTCAAAATCTTATACAGATTCATTAATAGAAGATAAAGTAAAAAACTAAAAGAGGCAGTTCTTTATTGGTTAGGGTCTGGTAAAGAAGTTATAGATCAAACACAGGAAGACGCAAAAGTTTTTGGTTTAGAACTGCCGAAAAATAATAAAAAAAAAGAAGAAGATTTTGAGGTTAATGAGGATAACTGGGATGCCCTAATGATATTTTGTAATATGCAAACACAATGGTCTACTTCTTTTGGAGGTTTCGTAGGATTAAAATATGAGGTGCTTCTTATGCAAGGAGGTATCTTTGACCTTTACAATATACAAGAAAGGTCTAAAATCTTAGAAGAGATCCAAATTATGGAAGCTACTGCTTTGAAAGAATTAAATAAGGAAATTAAATAATATGGCTGAAACTGTTACAAGAGTTGGAATTAAATTTCAAACTGGAGGTAGTACAGAGGTATCAAAAGCTTTTAAAAAATTAACTAGAGAAATAGGAGTTTTAAAGAGAAATTTTTCTGGTCTATCAGGTAAAGAATTAGCAAGTGTAAAAAAACAATTATTGTCTGTTAATGGTGCAACAGCTAATAGTATTAATAGTATGCAAGCTCAGAAAATCGCTCTGCAAGGTTTGCGTAATATGGCAGATGTTACTGGTTTAGAGTTTAAGGAATTGACAAAAGATATTGCCTTGCTTGACGCAAAGTTAAAACAAGCTGCTAGTGGAGGTGCTGCTGCAGGTTTTAAAGGTAGATTAAAAGGATTTGCTAAAGGTGCTGGTGCTGTTGCTGCTGCTGGTATTTTTGGAGGGCCAGAAGGTGCAGTTGGTGCTGGTATTGGAGCAATAGCCGGAGGGCCAGTTGGGGCTGCTGTTGGTGGTGCAATTGGAGCGCAGGTTGGAATGGTTAGAAAGTCACTTGGTGAAGTAGCTGAATACTCTGCTGCTTTGGGATTACAAAGAAAAGCATTAAAGCTTGTTATTGGAGATACTGATAAATTTAATAAATCACAAGAATTTTTGCGTAAAACCTCAAAAGAGTTAGCAATTCCTCAAGATGTTATAACTAGACAATTTACTGCATTAACAGCGTCTGTTGTTGGTGCTGGACAATCCGTAGAAGATGCAGAAGAAGTATTTCAAGCAATTGCTGCTGGTATTAGAGGTACAGGT